AATGCAGCCACGGCCTTTGAAGCGCCAGCCATCACCGCTGGCCTCATCCCGGTTGCCCATCCTGTTGCTGTAAACAGTATTGGCGATCAGCTTGGGATTCCTGGCACACATCTGGGCCTTGGCAGCGTCAAAGCGCTTTGGCCAGAGTTTTTGCAATGCCTCTGCCCTGTAATTTAAATTCTCTTGCAGCACCTTAAAGTTGCCACACTCATGGCCACACTGGCCAATAAAGGCAGCCTGCCTGAGTGGCGTTGAAATGTCGAATCTTTCAAATGTGGCATTGAGTGCATCGACCCACTCTGGGCCAATATGCAGCCGTGCCAATTGTTCGCTATTGACCATTCAAAAGACTCCTCACTTCGTTGTAGGCGCTGATGCAGGCGTTGAGCTTGGTGATGGCTTTGTCTCCATCGGCTGCGATGTCGATAAGAGCTTCAATAGTCTGTCGCTCAAGTTCGCTTGCATCGGCTTGCTGGGGTCTGCTATCTCCAGGGGGAGTGGCGGCACTTGGGGCGCTTTGTGGACAACTTGGGGCTGGGAGGCGCAGCCGGCCAGTCCTAGCAAGCTCATGCATAGCAGACTGCTTTTTCTTGACTTCATCTTGTGCCTTTCTTAGTTGATCTTCCTGGGCCAGCAGCTTCTCGCCCATCTGTTGCTCAATCTTTCTCGACTCTTCATTCTTTTTGGCAATGGCCAATTTCATGTCATTGTCGCGCTCAATCCACCCGTAGTGGTGGCCCACCCGGTATGTACCGAATAATGAGACCAAGACACCAACAATGAGCCAGGGTAGGGGTATTGGTAGCATTAGTCAGCCTCCTGGCGTGCAGCCGCCAATTGAACGCGCTCATGGTCATCCTCAAGATGGTCTGGTGGCGTGTCTGGTGGTGGACCAGGTGTCCAGGACTCATCAAGCTCTGGATTGGTCCAGGTCGGCATCGCGCCAAACGGCTGACTTGGGATGCCATTGGTGCTGGCCGTGAATCCATGGTTGTTTGAGTATCCAGTCGTTGGGTTTAAGTATCCAGTCGTTGGGGTTAAGTATCCAGTTGGATATCCGGCAGCCATTGGCTGCATCATCATGGGCATTGGCTGCATTGGAGGCTGTGGCGCTGCCAAAGCCCTTGCACCAGAGCCGACAGCACGTTTTGTCATCACGCCACCAATGCCACCCACAATCAGCAGCACGATGTCATTCAACATCTTTGTATAAGCCTGGTCAATGGGGGCCATTGATTTGATCGGCTGAGTGACAAAAGTCACTGAGTACAAAAGCGCAATCACGATGAAGCACAAAATCAATGTGACCACCACCACCACAAAGCCCCAGATTCTTACCTCAATGGCTTCTGCTGTTAAAGGCTCATTTTTCTGGAGTAGGTTGGACATCGTTCACCTTCTTTTCAAGTATTGGCGCGACCAGGTATTCTGGACACTGCTGAGTGAATAAACACTTTGGCTTCTGACACTCTTCGGCATGAAAGTGGTCAGGATTCTGACACTTATATCTGTACCGGTCTTCACAGCCAGTGAGCATGACCAGGGCAATTGCAATTAAGTATTTCATGCGTACACATCCACAGAATTAGGTTTGACCCATTGTGCCTTGAGCTGCTGGTCTTTGATCTGCTTTTCAGCCTGGCGATTCAATTGCTCAAGCTGCTGGAGGTTTTGCTGCCTGATCACCCTCTGGGCCTCCTTGAGCAATTGGCCATTGACTTGATACAAAGAGATTTTCATCCTAATCCCACCTTGCTCAAAAGCAGATTCACGATCTTGTCCGACAAGTCATCAGGCAAGTAGCGCAGCAGTCCAAGCACATACCAGGCGATGCACATTCGCACAAAGATTTTGAGAAACAAATCAAATTGTTTCTGATACTCATTCATCGACCACAGCGTTTGGTTGTTTGGCAGAAGTCCATCAATTCATTCACGCCAACAAAGACCAGAAACAAAACAAAAGCACAGCCTGCAATGATCATGGCCAGCTCATTCATCTCTTGCTCTTTTTGTTTGGCCTTCTTTTCCTCGGCCTTCAAGGCAGCCATTTCTTTGGCATCATCCCTGTCCATCTCAGCCTGGCGAGCTTTGATCTTGTTCCAGACATCGATCTTGCCGGTCTGCATAAAGAGCATTTTCAGCTCTTCCTCAAATGCTCTGGCCTGCTCCAGGGCCATCTCGATTTGCAGGGCTGCTCCCATGTTGGAGCCTTTTTTCTCGCGCTTGGCCTGGAGCATGGCCTTGGTGGCCTGGCTCTTGGCATCAAACATCTTGCCAATCATGGGGGCCAGACCGCCCAAATCATTGGCGACCTTGCTGGCCTTTTTGACCATGCTGATGGCGCTTTGCAGGCCGTTTAATGCACTTATGGGGTCCAACATCATGTCACCTCTGGTAAGTTGTAATACTTAGCTTCACCAGCTTTTCTTGCAGCAATGGCTGCGTCTAAATTTTTGTAATGACCAAGCCATTTATTTTTCTTATTTACTTTGACATAGACTGTCCAAGCATTGTGTGTTTTTAACCAAGACACACCTAGATGGCCACTCTTATTGTGGCTTGGCAATGAAATATTTTGGCAATTGTCTGTTCTTGTTACAGCACGCAAATTGCAAAGTCTATTGTCATTTCTGATTCTATTTTTGTGGTCAATGTCTGATTGTGGGAAATCACCATAAACATAAAGCCAAACTATTCTGTGGACTGGATAGCTTTTATTGTTTATTTTTACAGAGTAATAGCCATTGCCATTTGGCGCTTTGGCTTGTTGCCAAGGCTTAACATTTCGATTGTTACCATTTCGCCAAAGTAGCATGCCACTTTCAGCGTCATAGTGAAACAATTTTTTTACTGTTTCATGGTCAATCATGTCCTCTTCTCCCACTTGATGCAGACAACCCTTCGATTGTAGACATCACCCGACCAAATCCACCTGGTGCATCTATATTCGGCAGCTGCTAGTAGGACCAGAGCATAGATCATGGCCAAAACAAAATGATGACAAAAAAGCACCAAACGATGGTGGCAGTCAACAGAGCCGCAGCGATGAATGCCACGGCCCAGTCTTTCATAGCCCGAATATTTTCTTGACGAATTCGGCAGCCACACCTGGTCCAAGCAAAACAGCCAGGATTGCAGCGTAGAGCAAATACTCAATCTTGGTCATGCGTCTGTCACCCTCTTTGAGCGTGTTGGCGATACTGTTGTATCGCTCTGCACAAATGGCTTCATGCACGGCCAGGCGCTTATCGACATCAGCGTCCATGTTTACTCCATGGTCGTGACTGGTGCGACCACAGCGATGAGCTGCTCCATGGTCGTGCAGGCTGCAATGGCTGCTTCCTTGGCAGTGCAATCAGCAATGATGGCTGCACGGGCCGTGGCAATGTCTGCTGGCACATCGATGTTGCGCTCAAACTTCCTGGTCACGCACCAGTCGGTGCTGGCCAATTGACTATTGGCAGCAGCTTTGACCTGGCTGATGAATTGGCTTTTTAAACCCTTAGTCGTTATAGGCTCAGTCTGACCTTCTGGTGTTTCTGTCACATCTTCCAAAGCCTTTGGAGTATTTACATAAGTTCGTGTAACAACATTGCCAGTTACTTCGTACTTGTCAAAAGTCACCCAATAGAAGCGTTGGTCTTTTTGCTCACCTTCAACCACTTCTAATGCACCTTGCTCTTGAGCAAATTCAGCAGTAGGGTTAGATGTGTTTGGAAAGAGAATTGATAGTTCACCAACTTGGGTGACTGCGTTGTTTTCAATGAGTGCGTACATATTGAGTCCTATCGTGCAAGGGAATATTTAAATGGTGCTTCGGCAAATGCCATGTAGATGTATGTGTCACCACTAGCATTGAATCCAGCAGAACTATCAAGACATTTAAAGCCATTAGATAACAAATCTACATATTGAGAGCCTGCTGTGCCTACGCCTTCAGCATCAGAAACATTGGCGTTTATAGATTTATTTGCTGAGTTAATTGAATTTCTAGCTGAATCAAGTATTCCCCATCCTGCGGCAACATTAGTTCTTCTGATTAAAACATAGGCGGGTCTAAAGCCTGTGTAGATAAAATTAGTAGAACCATTGCCTGTGTAAGAGCCAAACTTGCTATACCCTGCTACTTCAGCAAACGCATAGCAAACATAAGTGCCACTACTTTGATTAGTACCAGTTGAACCAGAACCACCTACCGATAACACAGTTGATGTTGGTGCAGTAGCGTTAAGAAACGCTGCATCGGTAAAAGCCGCAATTGTAGAATTAAGCAGAATGTTCGTAGATGCGCCAAGTGACTTGTGATAAACATTCCAGTTTTCAGAGCCATTGCTTCTTGACTTAAAAATAAGCATTGATGGGGCAACGCCTAAGCCATGTCCAATCGTAGCGGCTGAACCTGTGCCTGTATAAGTCACCACACTAAACCCACTCGTAGTGTTTGCGCTTACTGTTGAAGTGATAGTGCCTGATGTGTTGGTTGAGCCAGAGCCGTTGGCTTTCCAGTTCCATGCGACATAGGTGTAACCACTTCCATTAAATGTGCTGTCGTTATTTACTGTAAATCCGTTTGCATTAAAACTGTTAAGGGTGTCTGTCAAATTGTATTCAGCACCAGTGCTATTGGATTGCAATCCTTTTCCTGCACCTCGAACAGCATCAAACAAGCCGTGATTTTGAGCATTGCTACGGCCTTTAAGCCAAGTAAAATCAGGTTGAAAACCGACTGTAATTGCGTTTCCATTTGAGCCATTACCTGTGTACAAGACTGGCGTAAAGTATTGATTTGCTTGCGTAGCCGTAGTCGCCCCAATCGTAGGCGTTGGCAAGTTCTGTGTGCAGAGTGCTTTGAAGCCAGAGGGGGCTGTGTAGGCGAAGGGGCGTTGACCAAGATTGATGTCAAACGACAAAGTGATGCCTGTGTCTTTGTAAGCACCAGCCGCCATTGTTTTAGTGCCTGTGATGCCTGTAAACGCAACACCTTGACTTGTGCCGTTTTTATAGAATGTCAGCGTTCCAGCATCCATGTCCAAAGCAATGCCAATTACATCGCCTTGCGTATAGGTTGCGCCATACGATGAAGATGTTGTGCCAGTTATTTTGTTTCCAGTATCGCCATAAGCATAACCAGTGCCATCTCGCCACCAACGACCATACCAACCGCCGTTATCTATTTGGCTTGCTTGCCATGCCGCATCAGCAACACCAACATAATAAGAATCAGTAGAACCCGCCACTCTTGTGAAAACAACTTCTGCATACCACTTGCCAGAAGTTACAGAAATTGTTGCAGGGGCAGAAGTGTAATGTCCTGACAAATTGGATAACGCATACAAATTGCCATTTGAAATCAATGCCGATGGCGTAGCGTTCAGCGGATTCAGCGTAGCGTAATTACCCCGCACAGTCCCACCCACACCAGTATCAGTTCCATACGATGTTGGTGAATCAACAAGAGAGTCATTACCCGCACCAGCAGTCACGCTGAAGTTATTAGGTGTCCAGTTGTTGCCGTTGCCTGAGTAGTCCTTGCCCAGCGTGGCCGCGGTGGTGTTACTGTTGTCTGAGAAGTTCAGATAAAAGCCGTTAGTGCCGTATGAGCCTGAGTAGGCTTTAGGTTGCCATACGCCTGTTTGTGAGTTTGTTTCACCGAATGATGATGGGGTTAGGGCTTGACCATCGATGAAATTCACTTCGGTCATGTAGCCGTTAAATGTATTGGTAGATGCTCTCCCCAAATACTGAATGACTGAGTTACTTATTGGGCCATCAGCATTTTGAGATGGGTAGTTATAAGACCCTGCCGCATCTTGCCCATTTATATAAACCTTTACTCGGTTTGTGTTAGTTGCCTGAGTTGTATCCCAAGCGATAACAATGTGATACCACGCAGATGGGTCACGATAAACAGCAGTAGAAACAAAGTAATTTACAGTCCAAGCCTCAAAGATAAAAGTGTTTGTGGTCTGGAAGAAAAGCGATGCGTATGTGGAATCTGAGTTGCCATCCACAAAATACAAATTTCTTGCACCAGATGCACTTATCTCAGACCGCTTAACCCATGCAGATAAAGTCCAAGTTCTACGATTTCCCGCACTCGCAGGGGTACGATTCAGATAAGCAGAATCTGCGCTGTTAAAGCGCAAACTGCGTGAGATTTGATAGCCACCAGAGACTGATGCTGTTTTAGATGCTGCAAACATTTATCAGTCCTTATGGTGTGTAGTTCTGTGAAATTACAGCGCCATACCAATTTGTCCCGTCAGCGAAAAATGACAATAGGTCCAGGCGCGAGGCCGTGCTGGTGATTGTCGGTGCTGTGCCGCCTGCCCACTTGACTGTCGACCAGGTCACAGTTCGAGAGCCAGTGCCATCTTGCTTCAACATCATCACAAACGATTTGCCACTGGTGGCCGTTGGCATGGTGATTGTGGCATTGCCTGTCAGGGTGATGATTTGGACTGTGCCATTGGCCAAGTCAATCGTGATGGCAGTGCTGCTGTTTGCGCTGTAAGGCGTTTCAACATAGTTGGTGACAGTCGGATTGCTTATTGTTGGCGCTGTGCCAAACACCAAAGCGCCAGAGCCTGTCTCACCCGTCACGGCAGCTGCCAGGTTTGCGCTCGATGGAGTGCCAAGCCAGGTGGCCACACCAGTGCCAAAAGATGAAATGCCAGTGCCACCCTTGGCCACCTTCAGCACTGGCCCGGCATCAAACAATGCATCAATGGTGTCCAGGTCGCTGTTGAGCTTCGTTCCCCAGGAATCAGTAGATGCACCGACCTCTGGTTTGGTCAGTAATAGGTTGGTCGTTGTGGTATCAGCCATTTTTCACCTCATGCGGCAATTTGCCAGGATTCACTATTATCAGCAATTGGCGACCAGCTTTCACTGTTGTCGCTAATTGCATCCCATGTTTCTGATGTATCAGAGATTGGTGTCCAGGTTTCTGAATTATCAGATATCGCTGACCAGGTCTCTGATGTGTCGCTCTCGTCTTCCCATTTTAGTCTTGCATTGACTGACATGGATGATGTCGAAACGATTGGAACGACTGCATTTTGTGTCGTGTATGCAGCCACCTCCATGTAACTGTAAACAGACAAAACAATGCCGTTGTTCACAATCACTGAGGTCGACACTTCCATGCTGGATGTGTCAGAGATATCAAACGCGCCAAATGCGTACCTGGTGGCTGCAATGGACACTGTGCTGCTGTCGCTTATCTCAATGGCAGCCGATGCATACCTGGTGGCCGCCACAGCCATTGTGCTTGTGTCACTGATGGTGGCCGCACCTATGGCATACCGCAGGCCATTGATGGCCATGGAGCTGGTGCTTGAGATTGCCAGAGGCGTTGACTGAATGCTGTTGGCAGTGACTGCCATCGAGCTTGTGTCAGAGATTGCCAGGGATGTGAATGTGTACCTGGTCGCTGCCACCGACATGGTGGATTGGGCGCTAATGGCCACCGCAGCGTTTGATACCACCGAGGCCCCAATGCTCATGGAGCTGGTGGCCGTGATCGTCACGCTTGGCTCGAATGAGCCTTTTGAATAATTGCCGACCCCATAAGAGCCGTAGCCGTAGCCTACCCTTGGATCAGAGTATTGACCAGCGCCAAAATTCCCCGATCCATAGGCAGCCATATCAAGCCAAAGTGATGCTCAATGAAGTCGCTGGAATGCGCAAGACATCACCATCATTGATGGTGCGAGCTGTGGACAATGGAGCCCAGGCCAAAAGATTGCCAGAGCTTGATGCGTCAAACACACCAGCCCAGCCAATTGATCCCCAGTTGCCACCGCTGGCAGCTGCAAACTCGATGGCCGCTGCATTGGTGAATGTAGTGGATGTGCCAGAGCCTGAGATCGTGCCGGTGGCCACTCTGGCATAACCATTGCCGGTCACTTCAGTGCCGCCACCAGTGTCGCTTGGGGCAGCCGTAAAGAGGCCAACATACCAGGCTGTGGGGCGTGTGGCGCTGCTGCCCGTAAAGAGCCAGGTCAACACTAGGTTTTCGGTGTAATCGCTAAATGATGACATATCAGTCCTTATCCAAAAGTCTTTGCACGGGTGATCAATGCACCACCAGAAGATGCACCGCGATCATCAGCAGTTTGTAAATCATTCAAGGCACGCTCATACAGCGTGGCCCATGTCTGGATTCTCGCATCATCTTGCAAGTATGGTGCAGCCTGGAGAAGCGATCCATACAGATAAATGTCGGGGCTTGAAGACAAAAGCCAGTTGCTGGTGTTGCTGCTTGATAACTTTGCCAACTTTGCGTAATAGGTCAGCTCGGTTGTGTAAGTTGCATCAGGTGTCGGGACAATTCTGAATTGGCCACCGACCACACCAAAGAATCTTGGCTTGCCACTGGCAGTGTATTCGGCTGCCTTATTGTCCAGGGCATCAATGCTCAAAAACTCCAATGGAGTCTGTGGATTGGTGCTGGTCAATTTGAGAGATTTGGTCTCAAGAAAATCACTTGGCACAGCGCCATATTGCGCGTCAAAAGATGCATTGGCCCTGACAATCATTTGCCTGGTGCGCAGTGTTCTTTCGATTTGTGCTTCGGCCAGGGATATGAAGTCTGGGATGGTGGATGTTAAATCTGAGCGATTGAGCCAATCGCCAATTGAAGTCTTCAGTTCTGCATAGGTGCTAAGTGCCATCTTTCGCCTCTTTTTCCATTTCCTCTTTCACAATCCAGGTGTGGTCATGGCGAAACTCAAATGTGCCAATGTGGCCAATTTCCTTTGAGACATCATGGTCGATGTAGACCTTGTAACCCAGCTCTTGAGCTTTCTTACAAAAGAACACATCCTCGCCCATATAGCCCCGTGTGGACTGCCATGGCATGTCAAACCATGGCTCGCTCATTCCCTCAAACACCTCGCGCTTGATGAGCATTATGCCAGTGCCAATGCTTCCCACCTCTTCCAGTCCAGTCGATTCTGGCATGGTGTAGACAGCAATGCGCTTGCCATTTTCGTCATAGTTCTGAGCTGTCGGGCCAGTTGGCATTCTGCGTCTTGCGCAGTTGGCAGCGACAATTTCCTTGTCATGGGCCAAGAGTCTTCCGACCAGGTCCTGGGGGAATGTCATGTCTGAATCGATGAAAAGAATGTGTGTGCATCCCTCTCTCATTGCATCCAGGCAAAGGTCAGCCCTTTGGTTTTGGATGATTGTGCCTTGCATCAATTTAAGACTGATTGCGTCTTGGGTGTTGAGCGTGTGATAGGCAACTAAATTAACCATACAGTATGTATAGTTTGTATGGACCTGATCACGGGCAGGGGTGCAGACTGCGATGTAATTCATACTTTGCCGGGTCTTGTTCTAAAAAATTGATTGTCGGAATCGTTGAGCCATTTTTTCATGTATTCCTGGTCATCGATCTTGCCTTCGGCCTTCATCTTGTAATAAAGCGCTTCGGGGATAGATGCGACCAAGTGCCATTCGCCTTTCCAGTTGGCTTTTTCGTCTTGGGCGTTGTAGATGGCTTTGTTGGCCTCAATGACATCGGTCACATCTTGCTGGGTCTGGATGGTGACTTCATCATTGTCAGTGTTGTAGTGCCAGGTGCGTGTGATGCCTTGCTGGGCATTTACATCAAATAATTTTTTTTCAATCATTTAAAAAAAGAGCCAGGTTGCCCTGGCCCTTTCCTTTGCTTCGATTAAGAAGTGATCAAGTCAGCGGCCAAGCCGTGGGCATTTTCAGCCAACACTTTGTGACCCCATTCAACGATCAACATGCGCTTCTCAGCGTCACCAGTCTTAGCCAATTCGACTTGCTGGTAAGGACGCAAGACAGTCATCTTGGCGTAGTCAGGATCGATCACCCATGCATCGCGCTCACGTTGGAAACGGTTGGCAATAACTTGCACGTTTCCGAAGTCGCTGACGTAAATATCAACGGCCCCGACGAGTGTTGCAGGCTTTGCGCCTCCATCAATGTTGAAACGGCTAGAAGCGATACCAGAGAAACCTGACACGCGCTGTTTGTTAACAGGACCGCACATCAAAATCTTAGGTGTACCACCAGCGCTCCACACTTTCTGAATCACATTTTTCAAAATGGTTTCAGTGAATGTGCGCACATTGCCGTCTGTACGGGCTGATGTTGGCAGCGTTGTGTAAGATGGGTCAGCACCATTGGTCTGCTTGTCGGTGTTTGTCTTAACAAACGCGCCCAAAGAGGCAGTAACACGGGCAGTCGTTGAATCACCAGCGACAGCGATGCCGCCATTCAACATGACATATTCCTGGTCACGCTTCAACTCAGCACCGCGCTTGGCGATCTGATAAGCCAATTCACTGCGACGACCAGCCTTGTTCACCACTTCTTCAGTGGCTGACAAGATGATTGTCTTGCGTGAAATCTGTGCGTAGTTTTGCATACGCACAGTTGCTGTCACAGAGTCAAAAGAGGCAACATCATCGCCTTCGAGCTGTGCATTTGCAGCAGCTGAAGCCAATGTATCTGTTTGCCATTCATACAAACTGTTGGACACATTCTCGCGGCCAATGTTTGAAGAATAGGGCGTTTCCTCTGGTGCAATATTTGTGATGACATTGCTCAAATCTTCCCGGATACCCTTTGCAGAGTATGTCAAAAATGTATTGCTAACGATAGCCATAATTTCCTCATTTCAATAAAAGTTCAATTGCAGAGGCCGCATCATCGACACGGCCAGTTTTTGCAAGACGCTGCTTTGCGCGGGTAGCCTCAGTTGTTGTCGAAACCCGACCAGCTGCACCAGGCTTGGCTGGTCGTGGGCCATTGTTCACCACAGGCTTAATGCCTTGGCGTTTACTTACCATTTGGTCATACATTGCCGCTTTGCGCAGCAGTAAAACCAGCCGGTGGTCGTAAACGCTCTTCAAGTCTTCATCGGTGAAGCCTGCCGCCTTCGCAGACTCAATCACCAGCGCCTTTTCGGCCTTTGCCTTCTTGGGGTCTTTCCATTCTGGCAAAGCTGCCAATAAGGCTTCTTGCTGGCTGGCAAGTTGGGCCTCCATGGCACGCTGCTGCTCATACTGGGAAACTTGAGCTAGGCGCTGCTGTTCAGATTGAATAGCAGCGAGCTTCTCTTGTCTCTCACGCATGACTTCCTTTTGCCTCACCCACTCGATTGGGTCCTCTTGATAGAGGCGATCCAAATCAACTTGAGGCTCTGAAGACTGAAGTTGGGCTTGCAATGCTCCCAACAATTGAGCGTACTGTTCACGCTCGGCCCGGACTGCTTGCGTCTCTTGCTCGACTTGCTTTCGCACTTCGGCAATCTGCTGCGTTTTCCGGGTGTAGTCCTGGGTCCTGGAGTAGCCTTTCTGAAGCTCGTCTAGCGTTACAGAAACTTCCTTGCCGTCAACTTTGACAGTGAAAGTCTGTTGCTCTTCTTGCTCCTCTGGCTCTTCCTCTTCCTCGGACTGTTCCTCTGAGGTCTCTTCCTCTGGCGCGTCTTCCACACCAGGCTCATCCTCCTCAGAAGCCGCTGTCTCGGTGTCCTCTTCGGACTCCTCGACTGGCTGCGTCTCGTCAACTTGCGCTTGTCCTTCTTCAGGGGCCAACATTGCCGAGATTGCACTGGCCGCATCGGCCATATTCATTGCTTGTGTTTCTGCCATAGTATTTTCTTAAATTAGATTTTTCTGTGATTTGCTGATCGCATTCTGTGCAATTTTCCCGTTGTCCATAATCTTGATCAACTCTTGCCGCAGACCATCAATGGCCTGGAGCATGCACCATGCTGTTTCGCGCTTCACAGACTCTTCGGGTTTCGATGAACGAAATACCCAAAGTTGGTCATTTTCCAATTTTGCAATTGCTGCATTGAGGGTTTCATCCTCAAGCAGCTGCTTGGCCTTGCGGCCTTTATTTACCTGGTCTTCGTTTGTACTCACTGAGCCATTCCATTAAAGGTTGATGGGGGCATCATCTCAGGCGCTGGTGGCTGCGGCTGCTGCACAAACTGTGCTGCTTGCTGCTGGGCCATCAATGCCTGCTGACGAATCGCTTCACGATCAATATTCTGGGCCGCATCAATTTCGGCTGTACTGATCTGTGATTTGTACTTTAACTCAATTTCGTACTTTTTGAGATACATATCTTGGGCCATTTTGTCACGAGCCAGGTCATCATCCAAAAGCATTTGCTGGCGCTTCAGTTCCAGCTCGGCTGCTTTCTTCTGGATGTCGGCCTTGATTGACTCTGCCTGGACCTGGGCCAGCACTTCCTCTGGCGTTGGTTTTGGCTGTGGCACTGGTGGTTTGTAGTCGGCAGGGATGTCCTGAAAAAAGCTCGATGCATCTTTGAATCCAGACAGCTCCACAATTTTGCGCAATGTATTGCTAAATTGCTGGGGCGTGACCAATGGATTCTGAGGACCGAGCTGCTGCAAGATTTGCTCTTGCTTGGCCATGATCATCATCAGCGCTTGCATGCGCTCATTGGTATCGCCATTGCCCAGGGCAATGTTGATGCTGGCATCCATGCTGGAATCCCAGAATCTGGGGTCAATCTGCACCCACTCATTACGCATGCGCACCATGCGTGCTTTGTCCTGGTGTGTTGTGGCCAGGAACAAAATGCCCTTGAAGAGCTTTTTCATGCCTTCAGCCAAAATTCGAGCTGTCAGCTCAATACGGCCTTGACTGGCGCTGATCGTGGCATTCACAGCTGCTTTGGTGCTTGACTGCAATGCGTCAGCATTCAGACCCATGGCCGCCTTGCTCATGCCGGTGCGATCTTCCTTGATCTGGTCCATGTATTCCATCATCGGGAATGCAGCCTGGCCAACAAATGGTGTTGTCAAAGGCTGGACCATGCCAGGCGCTCTCATGCGAATAATCGCACCCGTCTCATTGTTCAAAACATCGTCAATGTTGACCTGGCCTTCGACCACTGCTGTGCGTGGGTGAATGCTCTGGGCCAGGCTGTCCAATGTGTTTCGGAGAATCTCAGACTTGATCTCTTGCAAGTCACGGGTAATATCAAAAATTGACATCGCCTCCAAGGGGCTGGTGTGTGGCTCTGGGTCACATGGAAAGTCAGCAAATGGAATGTAGCTGGCTGGCAGATTGCGCACCACCTTGTAGCCACCACCCATGCAGCAGACCTTGCGCAGCTCTGCAATGCCATCACCATCGTAGTCAACACGGGAATAAGCCTCGATGTACAGCACTCTGCGCATCATCGGATTGGCAGCGTCATTTGTGCCGAATGTTGTGGACAAAGGCTGACGCGCCAAATACTCATCATTGCTGTCCAAATCTGTCGTTGACAGATTCTCTTCAATCTCTTCCTGGTCATACCCCATGGCCATCAAATCAGCCACTGTGGCCATCTGGCGATGGGCAATGATCGTGGCATCGTCAAACGACCTGGCGCGTCTGTCCAGCAGCAGCTCCTCTGGTGGCACGGCCATGATCTTGATGCGGCCATCCTTGGTGATGCGCTTAATCTGCACATCGTGGACCATCGGTGCAGGCATCATCACTGGCTGGCCAGTCGTTGGGTCGACAGTGCTGATCTGCAATTCATCAACTTCTGGGTCTGGATAAGACACCACGATCTTGACTTCAGCACCAGGCTCTTGCATCAGCATCTCAAGGGTCTGATCATCCAGGCCGGTGTATTCCTCAATCCGGACCTTCTCTTCATCTTCCCACCAGAATTTGGCAATGCCGCATTTGCGCACCAGGGCATCTTTGAAGATGGCGTAACTGGTCAAAAAGCCGTTGTTGTCATTCTGGAAAATGTAATTAGCATAGTCTGTCGCCTGCTGTGCCATCTTTACATCTTCTGGGCCACGGGGTACAAACTCGACCACATTCTCAGAATTGAAAAACACACGCATCAGGCTTGGCAGCATGGCCGAGACAGTGTCCCGCACCTCCATGGCCACCACCTTGCTGTTGCCTTCGACCTCATTGCCGAATAAATCACCGCGATAGTATTCAGTACCTTTGGCGCGTGTGGGTGACAGATCACTGTCAACATAGCTCACCGCATCGGTCAGGTCTTGCGTGATGATGCTTTGCAGCTCGGCATCATCCATCGGCTCTTTGGCTGCAATGTCTGTCGATAGGTTTTCAGTGATATTTTGCTCAATCATGGCTTGACCTTTGTTAGAACCACAAACATGGAGTCCACAGCCCGTGGCGTGCGAACGATTTGATCTTCTGGCAATTCTAGTGCTTCCCCGAGCTTTGAGAGCCTCATTTCCAGTGTGGTCAACTCAAACCGATCTGGCCAGCCTAGATACCAGTGCCACTCGGTGTAATACTTCCAAGAATTCTCATTGAATGCCCGGACATGGGTCGGGTCTTGCCAAGCGCCAAGACTTAGCTCATAAGGCACATGAATCCGCATCTCACCGCCAACTTTTAGCAGCTCTTTGCAGTTGGTCATGGCATCGACCAGATTTGGAATATGTTCCAGGACATCATTGGCCAGAATCACATCAAACATGCCTGGCACGATCTCAAGTTGGCCAAAGCGCGTCTCTAGCGTGTCGCCCCACTTGACCTTGCTGATGTCCACCAGCCAGTCAGGATTCTTGCTGGCCTGGATATCTGCATTGAGATATTCAGCGCACCAGTCTTTGCCGGAGCCTAGATTAAGAATCAAACCAGGCACTCGCATAAGTTGGTCGATTCTCTCTGAGCCATGGCAGCGCATCCTCATGGAGCTTTTGCGCATTAAAGCCAATCGTGTTTGAGCCTATGTGGTGGACATAGCTGGCGCTTACAAAATGCGAATAGCCTTTCTCAATCAAATCCCTACAATGCACATCATCCGAATACCAATTCAGAGGGGGAAACTTTGCCTCTTCAAATGCATCACTTGATATCCATGCAAATATTGGGCTGACCTCTTCGGCCATCTTGATATGAAATTCTGATGGGAATTTGTAGAAGTTCAAACGCTCTGGCTGCTCAGTGATTCGCACATTCTGACAAGGCCGGGCTGCATCAGTTCTCGATGCCACCCAGCCAGGCTTGACGCTGTGCATGGTCTTGATGATGGCCACATCTTCCGTCAGCGTTTTCACACTGCTCGGTGTCAGCACAATGTCATCGTTGGCCACAATGCATGAGGACCAGTCTTTGAGCGCTGCCTGGATGATCTCGTTGTAGTCATCGCCAAAGTTCCTTGGCTGGCCATAAATCTTGTGATCAGCATGGAAATTCTCGATCACCGCCTGCGGACCGCGCAGATAAACCGGACACTCTGGCGCGTACTGCTTTATCGACTCCAGCAGCACAGCCAGGCCATGACCCTTGACTGTGGCAATGACAATTGGACAGATCATTTCTTCGCCTTATTCCTGGCACTGATTGCAGCCGACTTGGCTTTTGCGTCAGCCTTAGAGCTTGCACCCCATGCCTTGAGTGATAGCAGAAGCCTGGTCGGCTCACCACCTTTGTACTCAGGCCCAGGCATACTGCCCATGCGCGCCAAGAAACTGGCGCGCCTTGGGTTGTCGCCAGACTTGACTGGCGCTTTGAGGTCCATGCCAGCAGCCTTGGCACTGGCACGGCCCTTGGCGTTTAAGCCGCCCGATGGGCTTTTGCCCTCTTTACGCTGCCAAGCTGGGGTCTTCATTTCTTTGGCTTCTTTGCAGTCTTGGCCGCAGCCTTGAAGTCAGCAGCTGTTGGCGCGCCTTTAGCACCGGGCTTCCTCATCTTCTCTTTGCTGCCAGCCGCGATGCGCTCGCGTTTGGCTGCGATGTTGGCATACAGTCCTTGCTTCATTCCTCTTCCCCTTCATAGTCTTCCATCTCTTCACCCTCTTGCTCACCCGTATTCGGGCCACCCACAACCCATGCGTCACATGTACGGCTGGCTGCGCACTTGAAGTCGAAAATCTCGCAGTAGCCCAGGTCGGCCAGCTTGATCGTTCCCCATGGATCGGCTTCCATGCCAATACCCTGGGCGATGCACTGCTTCATGTTGTCAGACACATTGAACGCTGCACAGTTGCCGCAAAGACTTTGCTTGGCATCTTCAGTCGACACATCCCAGGTGTTGGCCTTCTTGGCCCAAAACGCGCTGTTTGGCAGCTTTGGATTCTCAGGACCATAGGCCGCGCTGGTGATTGCTTTGGCGCGATTCTTCAAGTTCAATGTAATGTCTTGCGTGGGCATGGGGCAATTCTCGCCACCCTCCATGTCCTCGCCCTCTTCTTTGTCCATGACCTGGCTCATGGTGCGCTGCATGGTGGCCATTATTTTTTCGCCTTATTCTTTGCTGTGCGCTGGCCGCGCATGGGCATCTTTGCTTCACTCATGGCAATTGCAATGGCTTGCTTGGGATTCTTAACAACAGGACCACCCTTGCCAGAATGCAGCTTTCCAGCTCCAAACTCGCCCATCACCTTGCCGACCTTCTTTTGCGCTTTAGACATTGCCTTCATGGCCATCCCTTTCATGGTTTGTGGATATCGAATTATGCAACCCGGACCAGGTTTCTGCGCAGGGGCTGAGACCACTTGCTTGAGCTTGCAGACCCATACATCCCCATCACTGCATCACTTGCAAATGTCAGCACAAAGGCATCAGCCTTGTCAGGGCTTGGCAGACCCCTTCTCCTGATCTCGTCTTTTCCCTCAATCTGAATCTTGCCGTTGCTGGTAAATCCATACCGCACTGTGGCCAGCTCAGATATCAGCACCTCGTCTTTTGGCATCTTGCAATCCCTGGCTTCCAGCCAAGCCCTTGCCCGATACCACAGCTCGGCCTTCAGATTCCGATAAGTCCCGCCCATGGCTGGACTCTCACTCACATTGATGCCACGCGCTGGCAGGCCCAGCTCCCGCAATCGATCCACCACGCCAGCGCCTAATCCAATGCTATCGACCAATATCTCTCTCGGCTGCGCACTTGGGGCCAGCGCCTGGTACTCAGCCACCACCGCACCAGTCAGTTGCATCAAATCCAAATTCTTCCAGGTCTTGATATGCTCAGTCACGGCATTGCCTTGGCGCTTGCACAGTGCTGACCGGTCACTGCCAAACCTTGCCACATCCAAGCCCCAGATCATGGGCGCGTACTCGCTTGGCGCGACATCCCGATTCACTGCACTCTCAAGCAAATCCATCGCAATGACAGTGTCATCGTCACCCTTGGGAAACTCACCAATCACCCTGATGCGGTAGACATTGCTGTCCTCCCCATAGCGCATGGCCATCTCTTTGACATACTCATCGCTCACCCTAGGCGAATCGGTACACGCCACCTGGAATGTGGTCCACTCACCACTGAGGCGCGTGTGAGTGTCGTAAAAGAACCCACTGCTCCTCACCGGATTGCCCAAAAGCAGCGTCACAGCATTGTGGCCAGACATCGAGCCAGCCGCAGCCTCGAACACTTGCTCTGGCACACCCGATGCCTCATCAGCCACCAGCATCACATTCTCTGAGTGAATCCCCTGCAAAGCCTCTGGCTGCTCTGCCCTAGATGTCCTGGCCGAAATAAACATCTCAGTCGGGGCAGCGTTGAATTCAATCCTCTCTTGCTTAACAGTCAGCAGCCCCTGCAATGGCAAAGGCATGGTGTTGATCCAGCGCTTCAATTCAGCAAACATCGCGTCATAAAGCTGAGAGCTAGTGGGCGCTGTCACCACCACCTTGACTGGCGACCTGGTCATAAAGTACCAGAGCATGGCCCAGGATGAAGCAGTCGACTTCCCCACCCCGTGGCCAGACCGCACAGATATCTTCCTATCCCCACGCGCAATTGCACCAAGAAACTTCACTTGCCATGGGTCAGGGTCTACCCCCAAAACCTCACGCACAAACAGCACCGGGTCAGGCTGATACCTATCCACCCACTGAGCAAATACATTTTCTTTCATGGATGCATCGTCTCATAGATGGACCAGGCCGAGGGACTCATCGCAAACTTATATGCATCCAGCTCATCCATCCGCACCAGGATCAACAACTGCATTGTCATGGCCAGGTCAAAGTATCCACTCTGAACGGCCTCCAACATCCTGATCCTCAAATCCACAATCACCACCTCCAGGTGCAGCGCTGTCAACAGATCACTCATTTGCTTTGCCTCACTTGCTTCAGATTCCTTCCCGTCACCCGGTCGGTCCAGCATGATGCACACACCCACTTGGTGGCACTCATTTCCACCCCGCCCTCTGGGGGCTTTTCCTTCATGCACTTGCTGCACAGCTGCAATTTATGCGCATGCGTATTCCCATTCAAGCGCAGGTGGTTATTTACAAAGTTGCTTTTCATTTTCTTGCCGGACAATTTCTGCCTTCATTGCAATTTCCATTGCATGGAGGACATTTCTTTCTATTTACTGGATTTTCTGGATTTTGTTGGCTTGATGTATTAACCATTTGTCACCCAATAATCTAATCGATTTAATATATTGCTTTTGATTATGTCTGTTTGTGCTTCGCGGTACATAATCAACATTAAATAATTGTCGCACTTTAATCAGCATTTCAGTTTTCATATTATCCCCACGATTAAGTTAATGTCGACCCAGGTGTGCCAGGTTGTCTGCCCATCTGGACTCATTAAGGTGCAGAAGACTTTTCGGTCTCTTTGCTCATCAGTGTCGATGACGATCCATTCATGGCCATTGATGATCACTGTCGCTTGCTTGGTTTTCATAGCGTTTTAGTGTTGTTGGTGGAATTGACATTTTTGCACAAATTGACTTGTTTGGTAAGTTAGGTTTTTAATTTTTTAAAAAATTTTTTTTGTAGGTGTTTAGCACCGCCACAGTCGCCCCCGCCAAACCCCGGGCCGGGGGGTCTAGCGCCCAGGCCGCCAGCCGGCCACGCCTGGCTTGTCCACAGCCACTTCTCCACTTCTATCCACAGATTGCTGTGCATAACTGCATCAGTAACACCAGAGCATTACTTTTTCTGTGGATAACAACTTATCCACTTAACATAATGGTCATTGTATAAAGTGACTGAGTGCTTCGGTATTCACTTTTCATCAAATGTCACGCTGCGCTTTCGCAGTGCATCGAGCGCCATGCTGCCCAGGTCGATGTTGACCAATGGCTGTTGCTTGTCGCTGAATTCCTCTGAGAGCTTGCTGGCCAGCCAGCGCCTGGTGTCCACGCGCAGCTTGGCCACTTGCGCCTCTTGAGGGCTTGCAGCGTCTGCGATATCGATGGTTTGCTCTGCTAAACTCTGCCCTGCGCGCACACGGGCGCGCGCGTAGGCAGCCATGCGTGCCTCGCCTCCTTTTTCCACCCATCTGTCGAATGTGGTGTTCCCCACCCCCAATAGCTTGCACAGTGCGGAGATCGTGCCGCCCGATGCAATGAATTCAATCACGGCATCTTCACCACCAAACTTGTGTATCGCTTTATTGGCCAGGCTGACTTCAGCCTTCCTGGCTTGTGCTGCTGCGATGTTTGCAGCGCCCTGGTCGGCAATTTCAGCCAATGTGTTGCGTGCCATTCAGATATTCCTCAATTGTTTTGATTGCTTCAGCAGCTGATCTTGCGACCACTGCCTTGTACCCTTTTGCATTTAACTGCAATTTTATGTCGCTCTGTTTGCTCGAAACCTTACCAATGTCTGTCTTCATCTCCACAAACAATCCATGAAACCCGTTTTTGGCCTCCAGGACACACAAATCAGGCATCCCTGCCAGTACACCCTCAGAATGCAGCCTAACGCGCTCTGAGGCCGTTCTATCGCCTCCATTCGGTATCGCTGCAATGATGGTGTCAGGATAAAACGCTCGAATGTGCTGCACCACCTTGACTTGTTCAATGTGTTCAATGCTTTTTCGCTTGCGTTTTATGTCAACCACCATTCCTCGGATTCTAATGCCGAGGGTTTGGCCTGGTACATGTGGCATCGGTGCTTCACATCGGTCGGGAATGCAGCAAAGCCAGTTCGGCTGCACTGATGCTCGGTCCAAGTGACTGTCGCCCATCCATTCCTAATCTTTGCCTGGTCAAACATCCATTGCAAAGGTTTTGCGTTGACCTTTCGGTGCTTTTCCATCTGGTCTGCTGGCATGGACTGCTTCATGTCGACCATTTCCGCATTAGCGCAGTTTTGGCAGAAAACCCGATCATCTTCAACAAATTCTGTTTCTGTGGATAACATGTGGATAACTTTCTTCTGTGTTGGACCATCAAATGCTCGTTTCTAATACGGAAACCCCTTAAGGTTTTTTCCGCCTTTCCGCATTAGAAACCGCAATAGCTTGCAAGCCGAGACTGGTCTGTGGATAAGTGGGTCTGAAGACCCCACTTATCCAACAATCCCTGCCATTGTCTAATACGGAATTCCGCATTAGTTCCGCATTAGTTCCGCCTTTCCGCATTAGTTCCGCCTTTCCGCATTAGCCTTTTCATGCCAACTTCACCCAGCCAGACAGTGGCTCGTTTGGTGCGAATCTTGTGAATATGGCCGTGCCAATGTGCTTGCGGATATAGCCTGCATCGCTGCCTTTGACGCTGGAAAAGATTTCAGTCCAGTCCAGTTGGTAGTGGTTTTGGAGTTCCTTTGGGATGTTGGGGCGACCTGGCCCTCTGCGCATGATCACATTGCCTTTGTCGTTGATGATGGACTGGACATGGTTGCAGACCTCATCGCACTTGTCTTGGATTCTTTGTTCCCTAGCGCTGTCTTGCATGGATTGCTTGGCAGCCATGCGCTCTTTCTCTGAAGACATGGATGGGATGGCCACCCGGCAGATGATCTCTTGGATGTCGTTGTTTGGCGTTGTCACCAGTTCTGGGAATGTTATGGAATCGAATCGGATCTCTCTGAAAACTGGCTCATAGCGCGTTTTTGTCAGCTTGAGGTAGCGTTGGTTGTCATCATCCAGGAAAAGCACGCCTGTGAGGGTTGCATCTCCTGTGAATGCACTTGCACCACGGGCCATTGCGTCTGACTCCTGGCGCGATACTGCCTTGTTTAAGTGGGTCAGGATACAGACTGGCGCTTTTTGCTGAATGAAGATGGTCTGCTTGATGGCTGCAATGAAGCTGCCGACCTCTGAGTTGTTGTTCTCATCTTCAATATCCATGGTCGCATTGGCCGTGTCCAGCACCAACAATGGCCTGATGCCGTTGATGGTGTGCTTCTCAATATTATGTGCAAGCCTGAGTAAATCTTTAACTTCAGACCTTCTGGCATCAATAACCACAAACCAGTCGTTGAGGTTATTGATTTTGAAATGCTTTGAATATGCGAAAAGAGTCCTGATTATCTGCTCACTGTCTTCGGTAACAATAATCGTCTTTCTCTTTGTCTTGGCATATATCTCGCAGCCTTCCAAGTTAAACCCAGCCATGACCATGGACATGGAGAGAATCGCTGTGGTCTTGCCCACTCCTGGTTGGCCTGCCAAGACAAAGAAACTGTGGGCCATGAAGCCTTCGATCAGATAGTCGATTGGCTTGAGATGGGTCAGGTCAAGTTGCAGCTCTGGCCAAGATGGGTCAGCTTGAGCAGCTGGTGCATCGGGCTGTGCTGGCGCTTGGGCCTGGCTGATCACAGCTGCAAAGTCTTCAACGGCTGATTTGCGTTCAGTTTGTTTTGTTGGTGGCTCCCAGCCAGCGTCTTTGGCATGCTTGAATAGTGTGCCGATGCCAACACCTTTGCCCTGGTGAAAGCTCTTCCAGTGGGTCTCGATGTCTTTGGTCCCGGCAAACTTCTGGCCAGCCATGGACCATTGCATCCATGGTCCCATGCCTGCCTCGCCAAATTCTGTGTGCAGCGCCTGGCCCAGCTCAATCCACTGGTCGTAATCGCAGTCTGGGGAAATATGGTGCAAAGCCTTGATGGCGCGATCTAGGTCGCTGTCATCCAGTCTTGAGCCTAATTGGCTGAAGTCAAAGGATTGACTTGGAGCTGTTGGCTTTGGCTCTTGGAGCTGGTGCTGCTCGATGATGCCCCAGTCTTTGAGTAAATCGTAGAGGTCTACGGCAGCGTGAAATTCCCCGGCCACCTGGTTGCCACTGAGTAGCACTGACTTGCCTGCACTGTTTGGCAGGCCGAATACTTCAAGCTCTTGGCCACCACCCAGTTTGTACTTGGGCAACACCAGGTCTTTGACTGCTGGCGCTTTGACCCATAGGAACACATGGCGGCCACGGCCACTGACTGACACTTCGGTCAGCATGTTGTTGGCTTTGACAAACTTGGCCATGCGCTGGATGGCCACATTGGTCGGGCCAGATGCGTGCTTCATGTCCACATCCAGGCAGACCAAAAAGTCGCCTAATGGGCTGATGATGGGGCGCTGCTGGACAAGGCCAAGATATTGGCCGTGAGGCGCTTGATCCATGGACCAAATGTCTTCAGCCGTGTAGAGGTCTGACGGGTCAGTGTCGCGTGCCACGCCTTGGCCACTTCGCTTGAATGGAATCTTTTTAGAGCCTTGCAGGGCAAAGGTGCAAAAGACTGCATCAGGTGCGACAGCGCCTATCTTGCAGGCCACAGTCTGCGACTGCTGGAATGTATCGTTTTGGGGTGTTTCAGTTATGATTGGCACTGAAATTCCTTTGGTTTGGTGTTTCATTTTGTAGGTTGCCCTTGAGTTTTGCCCTGGTCAGAGTTTGCGCTTGGACCAGGGCTTTCTTTTTGGACAATGAGGGATGGATTCTATTCCTTGAAATTCTTCTGTTTGAGTTTGGCTTCAATGGCGCGGACAAACATTCCCCATGTCTGCTCGT